GTCTGTGCTAAATAGCGGCCAGACCAGGCTTATTAAATCGTCAAGTGCTAATAGGGGGGCCCGAAGGCCACTTGTAAGCATTGATAATCTTATAAGGACCTGGTAGGCCGGCGCATCACCGATGCGCCCCGTCGTGCACGTACGTACGGAACTGTGTTTGTTTAGGCAGGTATTCTCTGCGTCAGAATTACGCTTCTGATTGCGGGGGGACATCCATCCCCCATATGCATAGGAAATGAATTCCTTTCAAGACTTCCTAGTCGCCTGCCGGCTTTCGGACATAATCTCAGACTCTTGTTCTGAGTGGTAGTAGGGTCTGCTACTAGCACACATATTTCTGACCAAATTGATCAAGGTACCATTGAACGTACCTACTGTGGGATCAGTGAAGATCGCGGACAGTATCGTTGTGATGGGCAATTCAAGAAGAAGTGCAGATTGTAATCTGTACCAACTCCAAAGTATCGCGCCAGTCGACCCAGTGAAGGGTTAGACACTGTACCATCGAAGGCAACACTGACCTGAAAAGCTTCAAAACACGAACCATCATACGATGACTGAATCGGCTGGGCCGCGCCAGTACCAGCGTACGGGTCTGTGGTCTGAAACTTAAACACAGTGTAGTTTGGAATCGAGACACTCAGTCCAGCGTTGGTAGTCTGGTTCGTCACTGCAGCTCCTCCAGAGTAACTCTGTTCACCATCCACATAATTTTTCACATTTGCTGCATCACTGCCAGGAGCAATTGCTGTAGCAAAGTTCGCATTCGTAGTCACTTGTGAAGTGATACGGCGCACGGAAACTGTTGTATCGACAGGCGACTCATAGTTGTAGTGCCACTGCATTGAACCTCGCTGAGCAATAAAGCAGTTGGACAGAAGATGCCATGGGGTGGTGTTAACATAGTTGCACTGGTAAGCTGTTGCAGGTGTGACCAATCCATAAAAGTATGTAGGCGCACCGCCAACAAACCCATATGTAGGTGGACACTTGTACTGACGCCAACTGTACACTCCTCGAGTAGTCGTGGAAGATGCCGGAGTGAGCACATCAATGAGATTCTGACGGCGCAATAATTGACGGAAAGATCGGACGCTTTCACCGAAGTGAACGCGACACCTCTCCACCAAAATAGCACCATCGTTTTCACCCATCGTATGCTCCTCGCCAGTCTTTTCCTCGATATACTCTTCGCTCTGCACACCAAACGCCGACTCATTCTGAGCCAATTGCTTAGGATTTCCGAACTCCATGTTGTCCGCTCCACGCACAAACACTTGCATGTTGATGTTGGAGGAAGCAACCGGAGCCGTCAAAAGCGTTAAGACCTTCACCGACAACACGCCGTTGTCAAAAGTATCGTTATACGTGAGTGCGGGCGTACTGCTGGTAGTGTATGGCACATTTCCATTGACAGAGTCGTAGGTATAGCACCATGCTAGAGCTTGCTGATACGGAATCCTGACGTCGACTTCAGTTTCAGCACTTAAGTCTACGATCTTGTTAAAGACCACGGGACCAGTATCACTGGTTGTCTGCACTGCCGAACCATACGGATCATAGGAGATTCGCACTCGACCCTTGTGGAAGGGTGAGGCAATAAATCGAAAAGTGAAAATAATATCTCCTCTCCATGATTTGAACAGCATAGACGCCAATGCAAGCGGCGTGTACTGAATGGGTGCTGTGTAACTACCGTAGCTTCCCTGCCACATACAAGGTGTAACCTTAGTAGTGAACAATGGGGTGTCCACAGCTGTAGCTGTTGTCCAATTCGCTGACGTCAAATATGATTGACGCGAAACGAAATGTTCGATGCTCAACTCGTCATGAGGAGGTAAGCCCACAATAGTGGGATCAATCGACAATTCGTTTTTGGAATCGAGCGTAAGCTTCTCTGTGGGGAAACCCAATTCAGGGGATGCTAATTGTGGGAATGGAGATGGACGCAACGGTTGTGTCGGCTCAATAACGGGCACATTGGTGAACCCAAAGAGCTTTGCTATACCTGAAACTGCACGAGCACCCATCTCTGTTGCTGTAGCAAACTTCCCGATGATAGGAACACCCTTGACCATACCGGCGATCTTAGCAACAGTGCTGGCGGGCCCGGACACAGGTCCCGTACCGTACTCATCCGCCTGCATTGACAGACCGACAGTGGGACCAGCCAAGACCACATCTTCAGCCCAGGCATAGATCTGCACGGACACACCCTGTCCTGTAACTCCGTTAGCGCTCTGTAATGCATTGTAAATCAACAGCGTCAGAGTCCCCATGTTAAGGTAATCTGACGCCACTTGAGCGCGGAGGTACGAACGAGGATAGAAGAATGGTAAAACCATGTCAGCACCTTCAGAGTGCTGCGGCTTCAGCCATACTCCCGGTTGCTGCGAATATGGAATCAACTCCGAGTTCGCTTGACCATTTGATGTACCAGCTACGATGGTTGGTGGTTTGAAAGAGGGAATCGGCTGATAACTAGCTCTCATCGAACCATAGTAGAAAGGTGACGCATTGATCACGAACTTCAAATGCAAGTTAGCACGCATAAAAGCAAAATTGTTCAGCTTATACTTGACATTTGTGTTGTTGAAATACGCATACCACGGCGTGATGGTAGTGAACACTCCGGGAGTGTCCGATGTACTCCACGTTCCCGAGTAGATTCTAACGGGGCGCTTGAAGAACTCAGAAAGGCCCGCCGAAGTAACTGCATCAGCGGTGTCGAATGGATTCTCTATGGCAGAGTTTCCAACATTGACACCACTATTCGTGTCCAAGAAACTGGTGGTCTCCGTTTCCTGCGTTGTCATGGATAGTGTATCAACCAAAGGTGTTTCCTCTGACTGAATTGTGCACTGCCACGACGGACAGCAGTTGTCGCATTCTGCAACATTGCTGTACCAGTACGTCGCTGTTTGGCCACAGTTGTGGCACGTGATCCGGGCCGACGATGATCCCATCTCACAATCTTGTGTGTTGTTTGTTTTTGTATTTTGTTTCGCGAGAGATATATAAAATGCAAGAGTCCACTCAATCTACATGCAAGTTCGCGTTTTCTGGGGCACCCTGAACCCTCACTCCTAAATAGGCGAGACCTTTTAAGTAGGCCAGATTTACAAATAATATGCACACTTACGTCACTAGAAAACTCATAAACAGAGACATACAGATCACACTACAGGCCTCGACTAATTCGGCAGAACACTGCGCGGGTGCTCGAGAACACACCCTGGGGCTAGGCGGTTGGGAACAATTCCCTCGGATGCCTTGTAGAACCGGTCCACAAGCTCATCCCATGTCGGCAATTTCTTGTGGCTTAGTTCAAGCGTCAAATCGTTCTCCTCAGCGAGACGCACAATCCATGCACGTTCGGTCTCAAACTTCTCCTTGCCGTACCAAAACCACTCATTCACAGCAGACACCATGACACTGGCCATGTGAATCTCGCGAGACTCATCAGATGGGCAGCAGATGGTCAACATTTTGTGGATGGACTCCTCCTCCAGAGGACATACCACCGCACCAATGTCTTCATCCCAGCGCCAGGTTCTCTTCAAGTATGAGAACTCGGAAATGTGAATGTAAGGTCGCGACTCAGCTTCCTTGTCAGCCATAGTGTACTTCACACCAATCTCGGCCAGCTCTTCCTGAATGGCGGTGTGGTTGAACCAATCGCACCCACGGCGAACGTTCATTCCGTTGTCATCGCCATACGTCAACAGCGCCACATTCTTCTTGAAAGTACGCGCTCTTTCATAGACAGACTTGCCCTGTTCGGGATGTCTACGGACGTAAGCGTAACGCATATACAAAGCGTTCACGAGGCAGTTGATGATCACTGTGAGTGGTTGACCCGAAGGGTTCGATCCAAAAAACATCAGCAGATCACCATCGAAGTTGACGTATGAATACGCCACATCCTCGGCCATGGCATAAATGGGTAGAACTTCTTCGTAAGTCCAACCTGCGGCCATCAAGATCTCAGCTAGGATCCAAAATGCTTGGAGAATCCACAAAGCTTCCATCTTCTTGTCGTAGAACCCATAATCACCACCAATGATACGGTCAGCTCCAAATTGAGTGAGGTAATCGAAGTATTCCTCCCACTCAAGAGACTGAACGGTGCACCCTGGGGACGCCTCAAAAATGAACGGGTTCTCCTGGATCAGCTTGACCATGGTCAGCAAATGCTCGCGCACCACAAACGACCAATCAGCCGGTGCTCCAGTGAAGACTCGAATCTTACCTGCATGGATCTTCGCCCATTTCCGGGCTTCATCCTTCAGCTTGCCGCTGAACACAGGTGCTGCACGTCTACCTTCCTTGTAGCAGTTCTCGATGTAGTCAATGCGATCCAAAATCTCAGGAAGAAATTCCATCTCGCCTTCGCTACCAACAAGAAAGTGCTTTTTGGAGGTGTTATAGGGCTCACCCATGGAAGACTTGAAGTTCATCTTGTCCACAAATTTCACACCCGGAGCTCCGTTGATGGTCGTCTTCGCATCGAGGCGGTGCAGACCGTCGAGAGCACCCTCAGGTAGCAACTCCAGGATATCATCCTTGAACGCTCGCGCACACTCCTTGACCACGTTGGGATCGACAGCACCATATTGCTGGTGCATGATGTCGTTGAGAGCAATGTTCCACGGGCGCCAATCCTTCAGATTGGGCGCACCGTAGTCAACATCCCATTGACGCTCAGCCAAGATCTTCTCGCCGAGCAGCGTCGATCTCACCTTTGAACGTGATGTCACAGAGTATCCCGTGAAAGACCCAAAGCATCGAACCGACCCGGATTCCAACCACCGAAGTGGCGAGAAAATTCTCAGGCTAGTCAACTGCTTAGGCTTCGACGGGGCATCAATGACTGGGTATGCACACTGAATCACAGGCGTCTTGAAGAACTTCACTGCTGCGTCGATCTTCTCACGCGAAATCCGTGTGCTCCACGTCTCACTCAACTTGTTGCCAAGAGCGTGAATCCCGAGAATCATAGTTACTGGTTCGTGCACCACAAGTGGCATACCACAGTCACCCACGACAGTTTCCTGCCGAGAGTAGCCGTGCCACGCACGCAGCATACCCAGGGTATCATTGGCGATGACTCCATCCTGCACACACTTCACAACATTGACCTGAGGCTCAATGTGCTTCGCGTAACCAACCAAGGCTCCCGTGAAGTTACCTTGAAAGTTCTCGCGCACAAAGAGGTCGCGGAGATCTGACTTTACTTCCCAACAGAAGACCTCGAAGAAAACGAGATCATTTCCAGCACGGTACAAATCCGTCTGTCGCACTTTAAATGTGACATTCGGACTAGCACCTTTGCGCATCTGCTCAATCAGGAGAGTGACTTCCAAATCCAGATCGGTAAAGAACGTGTGTGAGTTGGTCACCCACAGATGTCCTGCCACGCAAAATGCGTTCCCTTCACGTACCCGCTCACCGTTTGAAACACGAATACGGGCCACGTTACGGAGCACCTTTGCGTTAACCTGATCGAAGGACAAGCTCTTCCACGCGACGTTCAAGTTGGAGACATCAAAGCTCGAGATCTGGAAATCGTCGCGCTTCCACACGTTTTCCTTCTCAGACTTCTTGAGCAACGACGCATCAACTGACGCTCGCAAACCTTGCACTTCTAGATCAGTGACTTCCTCCTCGGACTTGTCAACAATCCGCTGTGTAGCCAGGATCATCGCCTTCATCTCAGCAAGCTCTTCACGAACTTCCAAGATCTCATTGGCGTTGTAATGGACCTCATCCAGCGCGATGTCGGTACGCAACTTCGAATACGCCTCAAATGGTGTCTTGGGTTTTGGTTCGACAACCTTACCCTTGGACGCATGTTCCTCACCCAGCTTCTGTTGCTTTGGCTTATTGGAATCTTTGCGGTTGATCACTACGTATAGACCCGCTGCCGTAACTAGGGACGTGACTGCAGCCAGGCTACCAAGCATCAGACGCCACCGCTTCGGGACATATACTGCACGAGCTGTTTCTCCGCAGAACTTAAATAGTCCTTTTGACGATGACGAGTGGTGTTTCAAAGCAACCCGCACAATTGAACGCGTCACACGCCATGTCATGGCGTAATTCGTCACGTTACGAACTGTGCGCGACCGAGCATATAGATCCAGGAACTTACAAAAACCCCACACCATGGAGCGTTTAATAACTCCTGTGACGTTCTGTGCCTGAATACGAACGACTTCCGCAATCACGTCTGCCATCTCTACATCACGAGACTGTGGTGTATGATACGCACGGTGAGTGACGAAGTGTGCCGGTGCAACGGATTCACGAACTAGTCGATCTCCATCGTACACACGCGTCACCACATTGTACTGCAATGGATCGTTCCCTGGGGCGGGATCATATTCTCTGATCCACGTCCGGATACCCTGAGTTTCACGAGTCGTGAATGGCTCACCAGGAACTCTTCCAATTGGGAATTCACCCGCCTGAATTTGCAGATGGCTTCCATACTCTGTCTCCGTATCTTCCAGCTCCTGGAGAATTTCTGTCACAAGTGTGGCGTCACGTTCTTCAGGCGTAGGTTCAGGCACGCTACGAAACATCCTGCCGACCAATCCCGATGATGGGACAGTAGAGACTGTAGATGCAGTAGATGTCACCAACGACGGCATACTAGACGAGCTAGACGCCAGATCTTCAATGCGAAGAGGCTGATCCTCATACTCTTCGATGATGGGACACACACACTTGGACGTCACCATATCACATCGTGAGCATAGCTCGAAGTTCGACATAACAATGTTGTCTTTCTTGGCCTTCACCTGCACCAACTGGAATTGCACCATGGTGTCCTTAAGCCAAAAGAGAAATGGTTGAATGTTGTCAAACTTCTGGATCTGCTCGAAACTTGCCATAGAAGATCCCTGTGCCACCACGCGCTCAACAGTGATGGTCCAATAGTTCGGCCAATCATCTTCGATAGCTGGTAGCTTATTCGAATCAATCATTTCCATATCATGATCGCATGCGAACTGAGGCTTTGGTTGCACGGTGATGACGAAGGGGAATCGACGCTGAACTGCAATTGGACACGCAAAATGAGCATGTGCGTTCAAATGCTTTGTGTTCGTTGTCGCAACGACCATGCGAGCGCGCATGGGGTTTTTCCCCTTGTCTTCCAACCGAGCTTGGTTGGGTACCATAGGAACATCGTTGACGAGTTGAATCACTTCAGCCAATGACATATCCTTCTGCTGTGAGTCGGGGTTCAAGAAGGCAATATCGTCTAGTTGGACAAACCACTTTGACGAATTCCACCCTGACCAAAAATCGTCCATAGAGTTGCGAACATATCTGAACTCATCTCCTCGGGGAAGTGCCATGACCCTTGCTGCCCACTGGAACAGGACCTCGGAAAACTGAGACTTGCCCACGCACGTCTTACCATACACTAGCATGGAAAATGGCGGTCGGCGAGACTTCTGTGCCTCGTTGTATGTGAACATGTCAGCCTGCATCAACAGAAGCTCATTGATCAGCTTCTTGACAGCAAGAATCTCACCCGTGTTGGCCTTGTCGCCAAACTTTAGGATGGCATTCCCGCTCTCAATTGCATTGCTGAGATCTAGCACAAACTGGTGGTACGACGTACCGTGTGCCTCAAGATCTCCCATATGCAAGAATTCGCGCTTGAGCTTCGAACATTGGTCGAACCACTTCATGTACGAAGTGGGACCATGGAAGAAAGTTGTCCACATGCCAGTCTTAGCGTACAAGAGCGACCGCTGGACAAAAAGTGCGACGGTGTCCAGCAAAGCCACAACAAAGTTGGGACCCACAAGAGGTCGATCTAGTTCTCTTTTGCACATCTTCGCTGTCTTCGCATCAATTGGTACACCAACGGCACTCAAAGCGCCTACGGCAATGGCGTATTTATACACCTTCAACACCGACTTGGCAATGGATGACTCCTGGAGTTTGTCCCAGTTGGAGATCAATCCACGCAAGTCGGTGACCGACTTCAGAACAGAGCTTTCTTCCTCACTCTGTTCGTAGAATGCCTTCACATCAGCCACCAAATCTTCGATCACGTCTGACACTCCAAAGAGTAATGATTTGCCAGTGCGCAACTTCACGAAGGTGACCATCGCGATGCATTTGTCGGTTTTGTTCTGTGACCGGAAAAGCTGAACACACAAGAGTGCCAGGTCTTCCACCAAACATACTATGTCCCGGTCGAGATGTTTGTCAAGGAATGTCTTGAGGTCTGCATCGGATTCCCATGCTTGGACCTCATACTCAGACCATTCCCGCCTACGGAGTTTCGACCGCAACTGCTTTCGCATGCGCGGTGCCTTCACCTGTAGGACTTGGTCGATCATTCCCTTGCTTCGGGAAAATGTCCACTCATCGCAGACTGAATCATCAAAATCTCCTATCCGGAAGAATTTCTCCTTCTGGACTTGTGAAAATCCTGACACCTTCAACTTCTGACCTTCAGAGGAACCTCCACAAAGTCGACGGGTTGAAATAAAGCAGGAACCTTCCTGCACGTTCAGAGCCGCCACAAGGGTATCGGGTTGGACAGGTTTGCCACAAAGAGTGACAAATGTGTTCTCAATGAACCGCGCCTTAAGCGCGTCAAAAATCGGCTTGCACAATCCATGGTGTGTCAATGTGACAGCGACGTAAACGCCGTGTCCACAGCTGACTAACACTTGATAGATGCGTGCTTCACTCTGCAGTGACAACTGAAGTGCTTCAGATGTCGTCATGAATGATCCTGTTAGGGACCCTTCGCACGAGTGTGCGGCAACAATCATCGACCCCGTAAAGACAAGGTCGCAGGCTACCTTCGTGTTCTTCTTGTTGAAAAATCTCATTGTTGTTGTGTTGTAGTCTGGTTCGTGGTCGGATATTGATTCGGGCTCCTAAGGCCCATACCCCCCGTTTCTTCGGACAGGGGTTCAACCTAGTCGGGTTTACGACCATCAAATAATCCTTTCATATGTGGTTCTTCATTGCTAAGTGATCCTCGGTATCAACTGATACTGTAACCTACTATACCTTAACTTTTCACGTCGTCCAATAGGAGCGGAGAGGTGTTTGCAGTAATTGCTAATATGTCGAATCCGGCGATTGCCATTCACACAATACTTGGAAAATTCAATCCTTCTGTTTCGTCTATTTCTTTCGATCAATGTTTTGTATTTGGGCTCAAAAAGTCAAAAATATAAAAAAAAGAGCTCTAATGTTTTTGTTGATCTCAGTGATATACTCATAAACATAAATTGGGGGTTGCAACATTTTCTTCAAGGGATGTTGTTAGCTTCATCCGTTATCAGTTTCATCTGGAGTTTAACATCTCCATCACAGATTTTAAATCAAATACTGGATAAACT